AGGTACAGCGATAGCCGCTGGGTATTGCCATCACCAGATGTGCCAACAGTGTCCAGGTCAGCAACTTGATCCGGCCAAGTAGCATTGGTGCCATCGAAGAACCACGATTCATAGAGCGATGAGTTGACGGATACTGCGTCGTAGGCGATCTCGACGGTGTTACCACCGCCAGCAATGCCATCCGAGAAGATGGTCAACCAGTATGAGCCTGCAGATATGGAGCTGGTAAGCGTGTAATCGTGCCAACTTCCGCCGGTATCGGTGAACCCAGCGAGCACATCCGACATGTAGGCACGCGTACCGTCAGCGTAGTTGTATAGCGTTGCACGCGTGCCATTGGTCGCCGTTCCAACGCTGCGGATATATGCCCGGATGCGCAGTGCCGTTTCTGTGCTGGCTAGCGTGATTGCGACACCTCGACGCCGGTTCTCGAACTGAATCCACGAGGCACCAACCGAGCTATAACCGTAGATGGCCATGTCAGTTCACAAACCCCGAGCGCGGCCCCAACCAGCCGTTGTAATTACGCGCGACGGTGAAGTACCCGCCGATGTCGAAGTAGTTTCCTGAGCCAGCCGGCAGCGCCACATTGAACTGGCCGCAACCGAACTGCTGGACGCTATCGAGAAACTGCCCAAGCGCCATGAAATTTTTGTAGTCCCACGGAATACCGCGCTCGACCCAGACGCCCGCTCGATTCGTGTACTTATAGGCAATTAGTCCACGAGGATACTGCGCGGTGGCCGCAGGGATGATCCGATACTCACAGGTCAGGAAGTCGCCACCCTTGAAGCAAGGCTTGCTGTTGAACGACGTAATCGAGTCTGCCTGATCGACCAGATAGAACGCCTGCGGACCATTGATGTAGTACGTGTTGGTCCCGCCAGTGGCCACGTCCTCTTCGTTGTAAGCATCCTGGCCGTAAGCCACGAGCGTGTTGGCCGCAGGAGCAAACCCCAGCGTGGCGCTGCGCCTATAGGTTGCGCTGTCGGCTGTGGTGCTGGGAGAGATGAAATACACCGGGCGGCTGGACGAGCTAACGGGCCCGCCAATAGACGGGCTGCACATGACCAGCGAATGTTTGCAGCCATTGTTCTGCGTCTGATACGCGCTCGCAATCGTCGGTCCATAGCGAATCTCAAACCGCAAGTTGAAATCTTGGATTCCAAGCGTGCCGTTGCGATGCAGATTGGTGATCTGCACGCCACGCTCATACTGATCCGTCGTCGGCGGCGTGATTCGGCAAAAGGCGCCGCCATCCCACCAGCCGTTCGTGTTATGGACCTGCGATCCAGAGCCGGCGAACCCAGTCGTCTGATCGACCTGGGCGCCAGCCGATCCGGTGGCGAACATGAAGTAATCGCGCAGCGCCATGTCGACCGAGTAGATCGGGAACGAAGCGAGATTGAGGTTCGCATACGAACCCACTTGGCCGTTGTTTCCTGACGAAGCCGCCGTTGTTGTGGCAGACGCAATACTGCTCTGAGCGCTGACGTTGCCATTGCCGTCAAATGCCACCACCCGATAAAACCGGGTCGTACCCGCGGTCAGACCGGTGTCGTCATAGGACAATGACGAGGTAGTCAGGTCTGAGCCGACCTGGCTGTAGGTTCCAGTGCTCGTCGTTGAGCGATAGACGCGATATCCAGCGAGCCCCGACCCGCCCGTGTCAGTCGATGCGGCCCAGGTGATGCGAATCGTGGTCTGCGACAACGCACTCGCTGCCGCGCTACCGGGAACCGTCGGTGGCGTCGTATCGGGGCTGTAAACAACCCGAGCTAGGGTGCTCATTCAGAATAACGTCAACCAGGACCGATCCTGTTGATGTGCCGCCAAATCGCGTCCAGGCTTACGCCGCCAAACTTTTGCTGAGTACACAATCTGTGCGCCGAGCGCAGCGCTCCGGCTAGCATCTCGATGGCGTCCTGTCGGCTCACGCTATCGATCAGCGCCTGCCGCACTTTCTGATCGTGCTTCAGACAGTGCGCCGGTTTGCCAGTCATGGCAGATCACGAAGTGACCGTCACCGTCACCGTCACGACCACGGAGCCGGGTGCGCCAGGAACATCGATCACCTTCGACACTTCGTTGCTGGGTGCGCTAGGGCCATTGTCTGATGTCGCCAGCACGCGATAACGGTGCGTGCCGAGTGCAAGATTGCTTTCGGTGTACGTGAGCACTGTCGAAGTCGTGGTGCCGATCTCGGTCCACGCAGTGCCCTCCAATTTCTGCACGGAGTATCCCCGCACCGGGCAATTGGTAATCGTCGCCCCGCCAGCACATGTGGTCGGTGCCTGCCAGGTCAGGACAGCGCGTCGGTTGACGGTCTGGGCCGAGGCGACACCAGAAATGATCAGGCACACGCCGATCGCCACGATTGCGGCAGAGAAGTTGGGACGCATGGAAGCTCCGGGTTAGAAAGGCCGCGACCAGCCCGTGAGGTTAGGGACTAACTCGGGGATGTTGGCTGGCGCGGCCGGAAACGAAAAACCCCGCTCATTGGCGGGGCTTAGGGATGCGAAATCCGATTCTGACTGGAATTTATACATGAACCCGCAACAACTTCAAGAGGGTGACGTTGTTTGTTCCCTCGAATCTGTATTTCAGGAAGTTCAGCGACAGACCCCAAGCCCTTTCCAAGGACCGCGGAGACATCCCGGCCAGTTTTGCGATCTCAACAGTCGGCAACGGCTTGCAATACCAGAGCACAATGATCTTGTTCGTCTTCGGGGGGCAGGTCAGCACAATACGATCCACTACCAAGGCCGTGTCGTCATCGAGCGGCGGGACGCGAGAGACGCGCGAATCGTCCCATCTCTCGGTTGGAAGACCGCAGCCGTTAGCAACGGCCCAACGCTGCATGATCCGGTCGGTGGTAAGCAACTCTTGCGGGATCACGCCAGTCGTCGCCTGGCCAAGCATCGACTTCAGCACTGAGGCGGCATACATCAGACGTTCCTCACCAATTGCACGTCGATCCCATACCGGGCCTTGACCTGCTTGAGCTTGTCCCGCTTGGCCGGCGTCATCACGCCAGTCGTGTCCACGACATCAACACCACCAAGATTGACTACCAGGAAGTCAGCCCGGTATTTCACGCCGCCTTCCAGCTCGAACGTAACCTGCCGTACGAACCACAGGATCTCGCCGGCCTTCCATCGCAGCACGAGCTGTTCGTAGTAATCGCGCTCGAGCTTTGAGTCGAAGCGCTTGCCGTCGGCAGACATCGACGGCACGTTCCGATACTTTGCCGGCTTCTTCGCTGGCGCAGCCGATGATGTCGATCGCCGCTTCATCAGATCCGCGTATTCCTGCTCGGTGAGCCTCATCCCCCGTCACCTCGGCCGAGGATCAGATCATCAGCGCTCGGAGGTTGGGCTAGGTAACACATGGCGATGCGCTTGTTGAACTCAGCCTCAACATTCGATTTCGCGTCTTCGACCGTGGAGCCCACGTAACCGCTCGCGCCCCATGGCGACTCATCGAGCGCCATGTCCAGATGTTCCTTCCAGCCTTTCCATGTGATGAGAACGCGCCCGAAGGGCGTGTGCCCAATCAGATGCGTGTACATGCAGCTCTTGTCCTGCTCATCGGTCCAGCGAATTGCGCACGGCTCGTCGACCTGGCGCTGCAGGCGCTCGATCTCCTCCGCCGCAGTGTATCCGAGCAGCCTGAAACCGCCGGGCAACGCACGCAGCTGTGAGCACAGATCCTTCGATGGCTCGGAGGCTGATGTCTGGTCGAACATGCGCCACGCCTGGCACGTCATGCAGTTGACGTCGTAGTCTGGGCAGCGCTCGCCCAGGATCTGCGTGATCAATGCGGCGAGCTGATCTTTCGACGGGACTGGGTCGCTCACAACGCCTGACCTTTCAGTTCCGCCAGTTCTCGCTCAAGCTCAGCGATGCGAAGAACTCGACGGTGTTCTGCCTCACGCTTACACTGCTCGCGGATATTCACGAGCCATTGCTCTTGCAGGTCTGGGTCCATCGGCTCGCCGTTCAGTTCCCCTCCGCCGTCCCAGATGAACTGATTCAGCGGAAAGTGCGCTTTGCAGTGGACACAGAAGGTGCCGGTGTAGAAGCGAGGGTTTCGCGCGTACGTCTCAGCAATGGCCGTGCCCATAGTCGTCTCGCCACCGCATCCGATTTGACGGTCAGTCTCACTCGGATATGTGTGGATGTAGGACCGACGCAGCGGCTTAACGAAGCCTTTGGCACGTTCCTCCGGAGACAGCACCACGTAATCGCGTTGCATGCCCGTCGCCGGGTTGATCTCGGTGTGGCCGTGATCGGCCGGGACCGGCTGGCCGCTGACTAACATCCGCTCGCTCATGATTTTTTGCTCAGTTCGAAGTGAAAGATGCGGCCCTCGATGCGGAAGCTGACGAGATCTCGGCCAGTGTCGTCGACCTCGGTAACAGGAAATTGCAGATTGTGCCCAAGCGATTGAAGCCGCTTGAGGAACACGACGAGCAATTGATCCTTGAGGTCGTCAAGCACGTCGGCGTGGATGCCAGCGCCGGCTGCTCGCGCCATATCGATGCCCTTACCCATTGCTTCGCTCCTTTGTGCCATCGCCTTCGATCAGGCCAACTAGCCATCCAAGTTCGAATTCGGTTAGTCCCTCGGAATGTTTCACGGCAAACTCTTAAGGAGCCTTCGAGCTTTGCGCAAGGTCGTTACGCGCTCCCTGCCCTATCGGCCGAATCAGTCGCTCGCCACGATCGCCAACGCTGTAACGATGCTGAATTGTTCGAGCTGGTAGCCCGACAATACTCGCTAGTTCGCGCAGGCTCATCGGTTGGCCATGATGCTCAACGAAATGTGACATCATCGCTCCCAGAGCTTTCGGTAGCTGCGCATGCAGTCTTCACAGAAGAGCCCGCCCGGGATTCGTAACCCGCGACGACAACGACAGAGATTCCATGCTTCTTGCAAGCTTTCCGCACGGCCTCGCGATTCGTCCCCAGTCGCTGAGCGATCTGTACGCGGTCGAGACCTTTTGCGCATAACTGCTTGAGTCGTTCGATATCGATGCTCATGGCGCCCCAAGCCTCTCGAATCCGGAACTCATCAGTCGCTTGATCTCGTCAGCCGAGGCGATCTGCGGGAGCGCTTCGCGCACCTGGTCGACGTCACGCAAATCTTCGTATGCCTCTTTAAACCGCCGCTCGATAAACGGCAGATCCTTCTCCACGTTCGCATGACGAATCGCGTATTGCCCACCGACGATGCGGGCAGCGCGTTCAGTGCGACTGCCGGGATCAAGTCGCACACCACTCAACACGCGCTCCCACGCTTCGCCAGCTGTCGGCTCACCGGCCTTGCGTAGCTGTGCGAAGTCATACGGCGTCGGCATGAATTGGCACGCGCTTATCAGGTGAGCCGCAGCGGCCGTGAAGTCTTCGATCGACCACGAGGACATCGACAACCACCAAAGGTCGATCGCTTCATCGGTGAGTTCGCGCCCCTTGATTGCCGCCAAGCCGACTAGCGTCGTCACGAACTTCGGTTTGTCACTGGGCTGCATCGGTTTGCCTGCTTAACCATCGCTGAGCTACGGAAACGTTTTTGTCCTGCTTCGCCTGTGCCTTGGTCGGCGGTGGCGTCCACGCCTGTTTCCAGGGCTCATCTGCCGCGCCGAAGAACTTTCCCGGCGTCATCACGAACTGCGGACCACTCACCCCTCCTGAGTCGCAGTACTTCCGATATCTCGCCACGGCAGCCACCAACTCGCTCCACGACACACCATCACGCTGGATGCGTTGGTTGCAGTTGTGCTCGGCGTTGATCCAATCCTGTCGGCCAGTGAAGGTCGGGTATCCCTCGCGAATGGTGTGAAAGCCGATCGACTCTGCCTCGTGTGTGCCCGAGGCATCGGGAGAGAGGGATACAGGAAGGGGGGAAGGGGAATCAGGAGTCAGGAATCCGGAGTCAGCCGGGCCACACTTGTTCTGTTCCGATGCCTGCCCGGTGCTAGCACCGGTTTCGCCCGGTGCTGGTTCGGTTCTGGGAGCGGGTATTTTTGATGCCGGCTCTTTCTGATGTGGATTCTGGTGATCTTTGAACGTAACCACCTGAATGTATCGTGATTGAGCCACCTGATACCGAATAATGAAGCCATTGTCAGCTAACCACGCGAGTGACTTTTCCGTCGTTTCAAATGGACGACAGGGATTCAGCTCAATGTGAATCTTGACTGGCTTATCTTCAAGGCGCCCTTCTCGATCGGCCATGCACCACAGACCTTCGAAGATCAGCGTGTAAAGCGGGTCAGCGACGGCCAGCAGATCATTCTTGAAAATAGATGGCTTGAGATTCCGGGCTCGCATGAGTCTTGTCTGGTTCTGGTCTGGTGCTAAACTAGTGCCACTGGATCGCCGACGTTTGTGGTCCAACACAGGAGCGGCTGGCCGGGTACCGGACCGAGTCCAGCCGCTCCTGCCCCTTCTCGATCACGCTGCCCTCTTCATTCGCTTGCCATCGCGCCACCAGTACTGCAGGACGCGCTTTCCGGTCCTCGTCTTGATCCAGCGTCGGTCGAGTTCATAACCGAGCTCCTCTTCAATCTCGGCGATGCGACTCCAGAGGTTCATCACACCCAGCTTCACGGCCGCGTCTCGGCGAGTGATGAAGTGGTGTTCTTTGAGGTACGAAATCAGGCGCCGATTCTGGGTGTCGCGACAGTTGCTCATGACCTCACCTCAAAAAGAAGGCCGCCATGAGCGCGGCCGAACAGGGGTCTTCGAGGAATCATTTGCGTCGACAAAGTTGACGCTGCAACGCAAGGCCTTAAGGGGAATCCCTTGTGGATTAACCTGTGTTGCGGAGTCGTGACGACGGGAGTACGGTCCAGATTCCGCGCGGCCGACACGTCTTCAAGAAAGAAGCTCACGCCGCCGCACCTCGCGTAGATTCCAACAGCAAACGGACGGCGCGCTTGTGGTCTTCAAGCTCTCGTTTCAGGTTTTGGTTCTCGCGTTCCAGGTCGGAACAGTGCTTCCGGATCGAGAGCCACTCATAACCGCGCGCTTCAGCGAGCCAGATGAGCGGAAATTCGTTCCCCACGATATCCATGAACTGCAAGAACCGCTCATCAGCGGGAGGGCTTGCGGTGCCTTTGGTGATCTTCGTCCAGTGCGACGGGTCGATCCCGAGCGGCCCATAGATCTGCTTGTCTTCCAATTCCGAGAACTGCGCCGCGAAATTCCATGCAGCAAGGAGGTTCGGTTTGTTCTTGATCAGTCGGACGAGCTGTGGCGTGACTTCCTCTACGTGAGGCTGGTTACGCCCAGTTAGTAATTCCAGCTGCTTCCGATTCTTGGAATCCATTTGAATATGCTGTCGCTGGGCAAAAAAATATGTGAGGGCGATGATGACTACAAAGAAACAACGAGGAATTGTGATTGCATTGGATTCACGCAGAACGACGGACACGATCGTGCATCGAGAGCAACCGATCGCTTGTCAGTTCCTTACCTTTCCTGCGAAGCGCCTGGATAAGCGGCGCCCATGCATCCGAAGGGATACGCTGGCGCTCTTTCCACTTCTCGACAGCATCTCGGGACCACCCAACATCGGTGGCCATCGCCGTGAGCGTGTCCCACGCCTTAAAGACATCATCAATCGTTCGCATGCGCTACAGCATGCACCCGACGATTTGTCGGGTCAAGGCCCGCTTATGATTCCGATGACCAAAGCGCCACCTAATCGGACAATTAGTCCTATGGGTCGAGCAACTACACCGGTAAGGTTTCGGGCTGAAATGGCTAAACGCCTGATGTCGGCGCGCATCATGGCGGGCTTCGAGACCAAGAAGCAGGCCGCCGATGCCCTGCAGATCGGCCTGGACAGGTACGAAAAATGGGAGAGCGGCAGGACGCCAGTACCTCCACAATACGTAGGCCCGGTATGCCAGCTATTTGGCATTGACGCAAACTACCTATTCGGAATCGCTCAGCCTATGGCTTCGCGGAAGGCTGTTTAGCGCCTGACCACATAGCCGACAATTAATCAGTGACTTATGAAGCCCGGCTCGCCGGGCTTTTTTGCGCCCTAAGATCCGACAAATTGTCGTTGACATGCCCGACGATTTGTCGGATAGTGCAACCCATGCACAGCGACCACCCCACCGACCAGACCACCATCGCCTTCGTCCTCGACTACCCAAACGAGGCTGCGGAAGAGCTTGAGCGCCTGCGCAAGATCCAAGCCGCCGCCCTGCGAGTCGCGAGTTCACGTCGCAACGGCATCGTCACTGACCAGGGCGCGCTGGATCTCCTGGATCAGGCGCTCGAGTCCACCTAACAGATCGAGAACGAGTCGGAGAAGAACATGAGCAATGCAGGTGACGGCGACAAGCGGAAGGTTTCGACGGACGCGCTCGAAACGCTCGGCACGATCATCGGCCCGAATGAGAAGCGCGACGCGATCCATCTGGCAGTGTGCCCGGCCGTTGCCACCGTGCGCGTGTTTCCAGGCCAGGACGTGAACGCCAATGGCGAGCCGCTGCAACCGTTCGTCGGCATCGTTGATCCCTTCCTGAAGGCTCCTGTACAGCCTAGCGAACGATTCTGGCTCGTGATCTATCCACGCATGATTCATTCCCTTCGGCATGTCTGGACGCACCCGTCGTTCGCCGATGAAGCCGAAACCGTATATCCGCAACCGACTACGAAAGATGAGTCGATGAAATGGATCAAGGAATACGCCGACGGCATCGGCTTGCACTGGAGCCGGCTTCTTGATGGTGCGGATGAATGGGTGCGTTCTAAACAGGATGGCGAGCGCTGGGGTGAATATCTGGTTGAAGGCGGCACGCTGGAAGGAACAAGCACCGACCCGGAATTCTGGAAGCACTACGAGATCGTTCGAGGCATCACCGTTCCAGAGGATGCCAAAGAAAACTTCTTCTCGTGCAGCTGCTAGTCATCGCACAAATCAGGAGTGAATCATGAACAAAGAACAAATCTATGACGATCAAATCGCGCCGCTGATGACGAAGATCATCGAAGTGTGCCAGCAGAATGGCATCGCGATGATCGCGAGTTTCGACATCGAGCACGAAGCCAACCCTGGTCTGCGATGCACGTCTCAACTGCCGGATGGCAGTGGCAACTTCACGTTCTCACGCGTGGCCGGTCTGTTGATGGCAACTAGACCGTCGCCGCTGATGCTGACGACGTGCGACGGCGACGGGAATGTCACAGCGATGACGGCGATCATCTCCTAGAGCGAGACCGAACGTGGCAAACATTCCCAAATACGCCGACGAAGCTGCATTCCCTCGTCCACGCATCGAGAGTCTGCCGAACGACGCCGCAGCACTGACCCTGCTCCCAGAACAGTGGGGCCTCACCAAGCGCGAGCTGTTCGCGGCGATGGCGATGCAAGGCTGGCTCGCCGGTTGTAGCAACGCCTACTACGAGTTCACCGGCCCAGCGAGTAACCCCGGTGTGTTGGCGAGAAGTTGCGTCAAGTTCGCCGACGCCCTGCTGGCCGAACTGGCGAAGCAATAGAGCGAGCGCGCGACATGGCCACCAATCCAGTACTAACCCAGGAACAGGCTCGCCAGATCACGCGAGGCCGTACTCCGCTAGTGCCTCTTGAATATGAGACTGCAGTCAAGTCACTTCAGGCATGTCTCACGCTGGATGAGGCTAAGTACTGGAGCGACAAGGCCGACGCCTTGGCGGCATGGTCCAGGATCTATCGCAACGATGAAGCAGGACTTAAGGCGAAGCGTCTCAAGCTCCATGCCTTTCGCCGGATCGGCGAGCTCGCAGCTGAGCTGCGACCTCGCAAAGGCCCGACGGGACGCAATGGGGCGGTTCCTGGCGCGGTCTCGCTGCTGAAGTCTCACGGATTCAGCAAGACCGCGGCGAATGCCGCGCGGTCGCTCGCGATGATGAGCAAGACGAAGTTTCGGGAAGTGCTTCGTGAGCCGAAGTCACCGATCACGGTACTGCATGAGCAGACGCACAGGAATCCCAATTGGCACATGTTTGCTAAGAGCGCAATGGTGCTGCGGTCCTGGATGCGCAGCCATGACGCTGTCACGTTTGCTGCGCTCGTGAAGTCCCTCGGGGAGCGTGAGATTACAGCCGCTCGGAAGCTGATTGTGGATCTGGATGAATGGCTGGATGAACTTGACCAAGCGCTTCCGAAAGCGAAGACCAACTGACCTCAGAGAGCGAACGAACATGAAGTCAGAATACAAAGGCCCTTGGCTCAAAGCCCTTCGAAGCGGCCGTTACGAGCAGGGCCGTTCCTATATCAATAGCCAAGGCCGCTTTTGCTGTCTCGGCGTTCTATGCGATGTCGCTGGAATCCAGTGGTCTGAGCCAGACGAGTCTGGTGATCGAAAATCACTCGATGGCACGACAGACTACTGCAATCTCACCGAGAAAGGTTGCGCAATATTCGGTTTACGCATCAAGGATGTCGCTGCGCTCACCCGTATGAACGACTCCGAAGGCAAGTCGTTCTCTGAAATTGCCGATTACATCGAGCGCGCTCTGTAGCTCGCTCTCACGAACGGAGAAGGTCGATGAAAGAATTTGGCATTGGATTGTTAGCAATCGTTGCGCTGATCGCGCTCGGATGGCTATTCGCCGGCAACAGCCTCGTCATGCAGAAGGTATTTGCACCGGCACATGAGCAAGTCCGGCGTGAGACCTTTGAGCAGTCGAAGGCATACCGCGACGGCGTAATTCAAGAGATTCGCGCCATGCAGTTCGAGTATCTGAAAGCGGATGACGCCCACAAAGCAGCGATGGGCGCTGTAATTCGTCACAAGCTGGCCGGCTTCCCAGCCGATGCGCTGCCTTCCGATCTACAACAATTCGTCGTGGAGTTACCGTGAAAACATTGGCACTTGTTTCCATGCTCGCGCTCGGCTTGGCTGGCTGCGATGAGATCCCCAAGGACAGTAACCGCATTCAGGCTGAACAGCAGGAACGCATTCTCAAAGAAGGGACAGCTCAGCTTGGAATGCCGGCCATCAAGAACTTCCGCGAGCGGCGTACGCTCAAGATGATCTACGAGCTACGCGACCAGGAAGGCTTGAGCACCTACACGTATGTAGTTGCGGAGCAAACCGGCAGGCCCGTGTTCCTGTGCGACTCGATTGGATACGCGATCTCTGATGCGACCGGCTATACCAATCCCGACAAGGTGATGAAGGACTACAGCGGTGTGTTCGCCACGATGCCCCAGGCGGAGCCCAACGGCCTATTCACGCCCGATGTATCCGACGCTAACTGGATTCTGTGTATCGATCCTGAGAAGAAGAAGCCGCTACCGGTGTTTGTTAGCTCACGAGTCATCGTGTCTGCATTCAAGCTGTAGAGCATCGCAGGAGAAACACGATGGTCTGCAACACGAATCCCGGCGAGTGGCTCAAGGCCATGGCCGATGAAGAATCGGAAGGCTCGCGCACGCCGGCGCAGTTGCCGGACCTCGTGTACTTCCATGGCGTGATCGTCACTCGTGAGACGGCTGCCGAGGCGCAGGCCGATCTGGAGGCCGCATGAATACGCCTGCCCTCATTACCGCGCGCCCGATTGAGCGGCCGAATTACATGAATGCGCCGGTTACGTTGGAAACATTCCAGCGCTGGTTCATTGCCAACTATTACGCGATGCGCCGTTATTGGCTGGAGCTTCAGGAATGCACCGGCGCGCAGGAAACCGCTGGTGAGTTCCTGGAGTGGGCGCACTGCCAGTACGACATCGCGAAGAGATCAACTCAATCCCCCTCCTCTCCTGATGGGCAGCACGGGCGTAAGTCAGCTTTATGCGGTGCCCAGCACGAACTGTCTGGAGAGGATTCACAAGCCGGCTCCGGGACTGCAGGGGCCGGCTCTTTCTACCCGGTTACCTGCCGCGCTCGCTACTACGACGCGGCGAGCAGGATTCTTGAGGATGAGACGAACCTGTTCACGCATGACAACGCAGACGAGCTCGGCCACGTGATCCAGAAGTGGATCGAAGAGACGCGAAACAACTGGGAGCCGCGGTGATGGCTGCGAACGACGACACCTTCCGCGAAGAGCCGAAGGTGCTGACTGCTAAAGATCGGATCGAGGCGCTGTTGATGTCCTCAGCGAACGAGGATCGTGCAGCGATTCTCGGGCCAGAGGAGCAACCGATGAAGGACCTTCTCATGCGCAACGCTGCACTGTTTCGGAGGCTCGCGTCATGAGCACAGCCGCGAAGATCGGAGCAGTTCTCTTTGTGGTCGCATGTATCGCGGCCCTGTGGCTCGGGGCTTGGCTTGCTGAGCAGGTGGTGTCATGAACTTTCGAGCACGAGCGGAGATGTTGGTGCTGTTCCCGAGGCGAATCCTGGCCGTCTATCAGGATCTCACAATGCCGCGCCGTGACTGGTCGAAGTACGACGCGCCGGCCGTGCAGCGTAAGCGCACTTGGAACAGCGTGAAGTTTGAAAATGTGAGGAAAGGAAAATGAGCGCCGAAGCAACGAAGATCACCGACCGCCGCGCGATGACGGTCCTGGCGGAGCAGCCGGCATCTTTGCCGACCATTACGCCGATGGAAATGCTGGCCATCGCCGTCAAGCAAGGCGCGGACCTGGAAAAGATGCGCATGCTGATGGATTTGAAGCGCGAGTGGGAAGCGGACGAGGCGCGCCGTAAGTTCAACGAGGCATTCGCGGCATTCAAGGCCGAGGCAATCGTGATCGTGAAAAGCACGCTCATCAAAGACGGTCCGCTGAAGGGGAAAAAGCACGCCAACCTATTCGATGTTGTTGGCGCGGTCACTCCAAAACTGTCCGCTCACGGGCTGTCGATCGCGTGGAAACTCACGAAGGATGACAAGGACTGGATGGAGGTGACCTGCACGCTTCGTCATGCAGCGGGCCACTCCGAGAGCGTATCGATGGGCGGCGGACCTGATACCGGCCCTGGGCGAAACGCTATCCAGGCGCGCGGCAGCACGAAGTCATATCTGGAGCGGTACACGGCGACTGCGATTCTAGGACTGGCTGCGAGTGATGACGACGATGATGGCAATAGCGCTGGCAAGGATTCCAAGCCGGAAGTCATTGCCCCGACTGGTTACGACAAGTGGCGCGCTGACATGAAAGCGTTGGCTGATGAAGGCACGGAGCGCTTGCAAGATGCTTGGAAGAAGTCCAACGAAGACTTCCGCCGTCACGCCGTTGATCATGACGAGTCGTGGTGGAAAGAGACGAAGCGCAACGCCGCCAAGGTGAAGTCATGAACCGCTTCACGATCATCGACTGCGAACAGCGGAGCCAAGAGTGGTTCGCCGCGCGCGCCGGGCGCCTCACAGGCTCTGCCGCTGCCGACATGATGCGCAAGACCAAGTCCGGCGACTGGGCCGCATCGCGTAAGCATCTACGTATGCGACTCGCACTTGAGCGCATCACTGGCCAGCCGCAAGAGCGCGCGTTCACAACGGCAGCTGTGGAGCGTGGGCGCGAGCTTGAGGGTATGGCCGCGTCCAGATACGAGGCAGAGACGGGCTACATCTTGGAGCCGCTCGGCTTCCTTTCTATGGGGCCGATCATGGCGGGTTGCTCGCTCGACTCGTTCATTCATGGCCGACGTGGGCTGGTTGAGATCAAGTGCCCAGAGTCCGCCACCCACTACGAGTACCTGAAGACGCGTGAGATCCCGCCTGACTACCGCTGGCAGTGCATCCATAACCTATGGGTGACCGGCGCGGAGATTGCCGATTTCATCAGCTTCGATGACCGCTTCCCGGATGACCTGCAGTACCTGTGCGTCAGCCTACAGCGCAAAGAGCGCGAGATCGAAGCGTATGAAGCCGAGGTAAGCAAGTTCCTGGCGGAAGTCGCCGTCGAAGTTAACGAGATCAACAAACTGAGGAAGGCTGCATGAGCACTGCCATCGTAGAAGTTCAGACCGCCGTTGCAGAGTTCGACAAAGTCGCTGCTGGGCTCGCAGAGCTACAGAAACAATACGGCGGCGTCGTGTACGACGTGACCACGACCAAGGGCATGGACGAAGCCAAGGCTGCCCGCGCTGCCGTCCGTGAGCCTCGCTACGAGATCGAGCGCGTGCGCAAAGCGGCGAAGGCGCCCATCCTTAAGCTTGGCAAGGAACTGGACGACCGGGCGAAGGCGATCACGGCTGACATCCTGAAGATCGAGGAACCTATCGACGAGCAGATCAAGAACGAAGAAGCCCGCAAGGAGGCTGAGAAGCAAGCGAAGATCCTCGCTGAGCAGAAGCGTGTCGCCGCACTCCAGGAACGTGTCGCTGAGCTGCGCGGCAACCGGATGCTCTCTGCTACTTCCGGTTCCGAATTGCTCGCCGAGCACATCAGCGGTGTGGAAGACATCGCCGTTGACGATTCATTCCAAGAATTCCGCGAGCAAGCTGAAGTAGCAAAGGCCGAAGGGCTGGAATGGCTGCGCAACGTTCACGCCGCCGCCGTTGCTCACGAAGCCGAACAGGCGCGCATCAAGGCCGAACGGGAAGAACTCGCACGGCTGCGCGCTGAGGAGGAGAAGCGCCAGGCCGCTGAGCGCGCTCGAATCGCTGAGGAAGAACGCGTTGCTAAAGCTACTCGTGACGCCGAGGCCGCAAGGCAAGCTGAAGAATTGCGCCAAATGCGCCTTGAACAAGCGCAGGCTGCCGAAGCAGAGCGCAGGCGCATCGCCGCCGAGGAAACGGCTGCAAAGGCAATTCGCGACGCCGAGGCAAAGAAGCTTGCCGAAGAGCGCGCGGAGTTCGAGCGCCAGCAGGCAGAAGCGCGACGAATCAAGGAGGAGCAGGAACGCGCCGAGCGCGAGCGCGCCCGTCTCGCTGCAATCAAGAAGCCTGCCGACGATGAGTTGCTCGGTGTCTTGGCGCGGCACTACAACGTGCCAGCGACCAAGGTTGTCGAATGGATTCTCGCGATGGACCTGTCGAAGGACATCGCCGCATGAGCGCGCGCCGCTGGCCGATCTACACCATGGACGTTGGCACCTGGTTTCAGGTGTCATCGCTGCCGCGAAGCTTCCGCAAAAAGGTATGGCGGTACGAAGGCGAGTCCGGAAAGAAGTTCACTATCCGCCGTTGGGAGACTGACGACCCTAACTCGCCGATGGTCGTGAGGAGGATTGCGTGAAGGGGTTCATTCGTAAAACGTTGACGGGCTGGGTTCCTGCTGACGAGCAGGCCAGGCACATCCACCAGCGCGAGAAGCTCAATCAGATCTATCGCGCCGACATCGTGCAGCCACGCAACTACCGGCATCACTGTCTGTTCATGGCATTGCTGGATCTCACTTTCGCCAATCAGTCGAAATATGTCGACGACTGGGCTTTTCGAACTGCCGTTGCGCTTGAGGCCGGCCACGTTCGTCAGTTTGTAACTTTAGACGGTGAGATCCAGCTCGTGCCGCTTCGGTACAGCTACGACGACATTCCAGATGAGCAGGATTTCGGGAGGGCGTTCGGTGCGGCTATGACGGTGTGTGCCCGGATTCTGCGGATGAATGATCTGGATGAGCTTGAGGCGGAAGTCTCTCGCTACGCCGACGAGCACTACGGGCGGGCCGCTGCATGAACCTGCGCAAGCTCGCCGAGCACCAGAGTTGCTACCTGCGGTTGTGGCCGCATTGCCGTGTCGAGCCGGGCAATGTGGTGCTTGCTCACATCCGCCGGGGCGGGACAGCGGGAGGCGCTCAGAAGCCGGAGGACATCAATGGCGTGCCCGCCTGCTACTACTGCCACAAGATCTATGACGGCGAGAAGCAGGATTCATACACCCGTGAGCAGCTGGACGCCGAAATGCTCCGCGCTCATTGCCAGTGGCTCGATTTCTTGTGGAAGGAAGAGCTAATCATTTTGGTGGCCGCATGACAGAGCAACGCACACCCGATGATCGGATGCCAGAACGCCTTACGTTCGTGCTTGGCTCTGGTGAGTCCGCCACCGTGGACAAGGCCACCACAGTTCGCTGGCTAAAGCATTTGTTCGAGTTCTACAACGGCGAAGAAAAGGATTGGCACGACAAGACATATAACGGTGAGCGAACGCCTGGCGGCTTCAATCAAGGTTACGAGAACGAATGGATGCGCTATCGACAAGAAGCTGCATCACTCGCCTTTGCTATCCAGGTTATCTCCGGGGAGGCACCATGACCGCAGAGCAAGTCCCTTCTGATGCGCGAATTGAGCTGACGCCGTCCGAGTTCTTAGTGCTGGTGAAACTGCCAGGCGCACTGCGCGCGCTCGCTGATTGGCACGATGAGCAGGAGTCTGAAGCCGGCAGCATGGGCTTCACTGGCTCTGAGAAGTATCACCAAGAGCGTCGCCTCCTTCTACACAACGAGGCCGATCGCATCGAAAAGGAATGGGAAAATGGCTGACCAACTTCCCTCGGACCAGAAGCTCACTGACGGCGCGCTCGACGCGCTCATTGAGAATATCCACGGCTACGTTGATGCCGGATCGTTGCTTCATTGGCAGGTCACGACCTGCTTGCGTGAACTGAAGCAAATGCGCGCGGACTGGGCCGCCATCGATAAGGCCGCCGAAGAGTTGTCCGAGTCAGAGCGCTACCCGCATTGGACATGCAAAACACATGGCGACTTCGACGCGCGTGTCGCCGTTGGCTGCCCCGAGTGTGTGCGACATATGCGCAGTGAGCTGCAAGAGTTGATGGCAAGGGGCGACAGATGAACAACCCTATCCCGCTCTCCAAAGATACGAAAGTCTATCGAGTCGACTGGCGCAACAAGCGAACCGGATTCGAGCACTTCGATACCGTCGATGCGACGGACGTCGAAGACGCGATCCGCAAGACCAGGAGCGTCATCAGACGCCAGCAGCGTGGCGTCGCCGAGGTTGATGTTCAGTTCACCTATGTTGGAGTGTTCTGCTCGTGACAAATACGTTGAGTAGGCGTAGCGCCCAAGTCGCTCGCGAGAAGGCAGCTGCCGCTGCGGAAGCAGTCAAGCATTTGCATGACGACTGGACAATGACCGTCTGCGATGCGTGCCTCTGTGTTTCGTGCTGGCACGGCCACCTCTACTGCGAGAATGCCAAGACGGCTGGCCTGAAAGAAATCACCATCGGTGAAGCGCGCAAGCTAGATCGAGAACACCCGTCGTACTGGACAAAAGACGAATCAATCGCACGCCGGTTGTTGGCCGCTGGAGTTTACGCATGATCGAGCAAGTGCCATCGAAAGAGCGGGTGCAGCAGTTGTATGGCCGCTTCACGACAACGTCGCTGATCTTCACGCGATCCCATACTTCCGAGTTGTTCCGGATCATCGAAACCCTGTATGAGCACATAGAGCGATGTCAGCAAGCCGCCGTTGAGAGAGCCGCTCCCGAACCGTGCCCGCTTCCGCCGCCACCATATCCAGGCGACGAGCAGGCCGTCAGGGACGCCGGCGTGCAGCTGCCTGCCTGTCTTTGCGATAGAGGCCAAGACGATCCGCACAGTGACGGGTGTCAGCTGTGGGCGGCTGTGCTCGCGGCCCGACAGCAATGGCATGACAAGCACGTCGCCGCGTGGTCGTGTTCGTTGGAGGCTCAAGGCCGTATCCGATGCGCGCATTGGTGCGGCACCTGTGTCGCAGTGGGGACAGACCGGAGAGCCGCGCAACCGCCAGTCCCTGATGATGCACGCGACGCTGCGCGCTATCGTCGCCTGCAGATCCTAGGGTGTGCGCCGTCGGGCAGTACCGAACTCAAGCTCGGTCTTCTCATGCGCTTCACCAATCTGGATGCCTTCGTGGACGCTGATATCAAAGCCCATCCGTCGCGCGGCGAGTGCTCAACAGAAACGAAGGGAGAAGGCTGATGAGCCAGGACGCGCTTATGTTTTTTGATCCCGCGACCGGCGACTCTCATCCGTTCCCGTCGCACGCCGAACAATACCGTAAGCACTGCGGCAAAGTCGCATGGCTGTTCAATCCCTGGACAGGAGCGCGTCGCGATGCCAGGGACGTAGGTTCGGATACCTTCGGGCTGTTGATTCAACCACCGGGCGAACCGATTCGAACCTCGCAGGGAGAGAGATCAGATGATCGGTGATGCAATTGCATGGGCAATGACTCGGTTCCTTGTCGCTCTAACGGTCGTGAGCTTCTCACTCGGCGCTCTCGCGGTGTGGGGACTGCCGAAGCTGTGGGCGATCCTCAAGCCTTGGATTCATCAGGTGACCGCATGAAAGGCGACCGCTGGACCCCAGCCAATAAGCGGGCCGCCGCGGGATTCAGTCGCTACATACGCCGCTTCCCTTCGTACACGTCCGCGCAGCGACAGACAGCCGAGGCCGCATTCCTCAGCGGCTTTCGCTCCGGCGTAGTGTTCGTCGAGCAGCAGTACCGAGACATCATTCGAGGCGGCAGACCCGCTCAGGAAACGAGAGCATGCCCGGCCGATCTGGTGGGCGCCCTGCAAGATCGAGTACACGAGGACGCCGGACCTGTTCGGGCCGGGCGGTCCGTGAAGGAAACGCGAGCTGGTGATAGATGCGAGCAGTGCGGTGTCGCCGAGGGCGAGATCCACTACGCATCGTGCCCGTATGGTCAACGCTGAACCGGAGAGAAAGTCTGTGAAAGGCTGGAGATTGGACCGCGTCGCAGGCGCAGTTGACTACTGCCCCCGTTGCAATGGAGATGGGTTTCACTGGCGAAGCGGCAACGACTGCCGTCAGTGCGGGGGCACGGGAAACGTCCGCGCAGCCCCATTCGTAAAGCCAGTGCAGTTGTCTGTCGTCCCCGAACAGGGAAGCTTGCTGGACGAACGCAGCACTGAGAGAACCATCCCGGAGCAGCCATGAGCGACTGTCAAACTTGTCCGGTAGAGAAGCAGTGCCAGTACCCGTTCAAGCCGACCGAATGCGTTGGTCAACGGAAGTTTTGGACGTCAGAGCGTCGGCAGGCATACGAAGACGCACTGGTGATCGAGCGTGCAGAAAGCGACCGTGCCAAGCGAGCTTCGCAGCGTCGAGGAGATAGTCCGTGAACGTTTACATGCAGCGATTCTTTTCGATTTGTCCGAAGACCAATGCTCGTGTCGAGTACAAGCTCACGATCGAGTCTCAAGAGATGATCATGGTCGAAGACATACAGACAGCGGTCGCCACTTTCGAAGTCGGCGACTATCACGAAGCGATAGCGGACGAGCTGCACTCGAAATTCGGCGGCACCCAAACGCTAGACGCGCATCACCACGGCACGGACGTGAGGACGCTACGCCCGTGAAATGCTTCCACGGCACCCCCATTGGCGGCTCTCGTCAGGACGTTGCGAGATTCCTGACAGGCCGCGATGCGCTGGTGCCGTTTGCGCGTCCCGACGATTTGCCCATTGTAATGGAGGTTGCACGGTCGTTTATTTTCGACTGCTCGTCGTACTCCATCTGGCAGTCTGGTGAAGGCGAGGTCGACTACGATGCATACGTCGCGTGGTGCCAGGCCTACTCTCGCCACCCCGGATTCGAATGGGCAATCATTCCGGACATCATTGATGGATCCGAGGAACAAAACTATCGCTGGGTGCGCGACTGGCTGCGATGGGGGCACGGCGTTCGTGGTGTGCCAGTGTGGCATATGCATGAGTCGCTTGAGTACCTCAAATGGCTCGTCAGCCATTTTGACGTCGTCGCGTTAGGGAGCTCCGGACAGTGGGCGACACCTGGCACACCCACATGGTGGATCCGCATGGGTGAGGCCATGGATGTGATCTGTGATGAGCACGGGCGCCCTCGGTGCAAATTGCATGGACTGCGGATGTTAGACCCGCAGATATTCACACGATTGCCGCTCGCGAGCGGAGACAGCACGAACGCAGCCGTCAACTGCGGCAGCCTGTCCAGGTTCGGTAGCTATGTCCCGCCGACCGCAGCTCAGCGCGCGGCTGTCATCGCAGATCGAATCGAATCACAAAACAGTGCGCACATCTGGGAACGACAAATGGCCCAGCAGGCGCTAATCGCATAGTTGAGGATTCCCGGAGTACCTATGGGTTGGGAAATTGGATATGACGGCAACTGGAAACGAGACATCGGCTATGGCGTGCCAGCGTACTGCGACCACCCGGAATGTAACGAGGAAATCGACCGCGGCCTTGGATACATTTGCTCGCACGGTCGCGTATTCGGAGGCGATGGCTGCGGCTTATTTTTCTGTGAAAAGCACCGTGGCCCTAACGACAGGTGCGAGCGCTGCGCACAGGGCAAGGAGCCTTTCGACGCGAAACCGGACCACCCTCGTTGGATTGAGTGGAAACTGACCGACGAGAGTTGGCAGCAGTGGCGAGATGAAAATCCGGCCGAAGTCGAAAAGCTTCGGTCATAGTTGAGACCCTGAGTATGCAAAAGCATTTAGCAGCACCTGAACATATCTACGACAGCCCAGATCCTGATGATCGCAGGACGCTGACGGAGATATATCTCGCCTCCGAGGTCGACGCCGTGCTGAAGCGCCAAGCCGCAGCGGCCGTAGCCGGCATGAACGCAGCGACTGCGATTTCGCGCGGCCAAGTACAGCAGGCTCACCGACTGCGTGCCGAATCGAATCCCGAAGCGCTGGAGAGCGAGCGGCAGGCGAACGCGATTCTGACTGAGCGCATCGCCGAGCTGGAGCGGGAAGTACGCGAACTGGTCCTAGCAAACACGGCGCTGAAGGCCGAGCTTGACTACTACCACGATGAAGGCTGATCACATTCCTAATGGAGAGCGTGACGAAATGATTCCAGAGCAAACATTCCATTGCCCGCACTGCGGAGCCCCTGGGTTGGTTAGATTCTCGCAGGCAGAGTATTCCTGCACCTGCCGCCTGACGAGAAACGTGTACACGCCGGTGGAAGCGTGGCCGAGGTGCCCCAACTGCGAGCAGCCAATCTACTTCGGACATTCCTGCAACGTCGTCACAAGCACATCGCAGGGCAAGCGCGATGAGTAGGCATGAGAAGTGGATGACGTGGTTTGAGGGTGGCGACGACGAGCCGAGAGTCGTCAAGGGCGTTTTTATCGTGCATCAAGCATCCGACTACGCTCTTGAGCTCAAGCCGAACGGTTTAGATGAGCGAGATCGGCGCGAATGGTGTGAACGCTTGTGCGAAGTACTGAATGCAGCCCGCCGCGGTGGCGCTCTCTGAGTGACGGACCTGACTATGCGCATCAAACCATGGCAAGCAATTCCAGATCGATGGTTCGTTGCCGGCACACTTGAATGTGCGGACGGCGAATATCACTTCGCATGCCTTCGTCTGCCGTCATATCGCTGGGGATTGGACCTGTACCATCAGAAGAACCGCTGGCTACAGCTCGCGGTCTTCCACCACGGCCGCGACGGCTTTTCGATCAACTGGCTGCCCTGCAGAGAGCAGGACTGAATTGCTGACTGGAGTATCTATGAACTTGAAATGGCTTGCTCAATCGACAATCTATCGTGACAGCATCGACCTAGTTGCGGTGATTCGTCACGGCGATGGAAGCTTGGATGTGGCGCAGCCCGTCAATCTGATGCTGAGCCATCAAGAGCCGAATACGGTTATCGGCGAGCCGACGCTTACGCTCGCGCCTGATTCAGCACGAAGCCTCTTGCAGGCGCTCTGGGACGCTGGCATCCGACCAACTGATTGGAGCAATCCTGTTGGGGAGATCAACGCGCTGCGTAGTCACGTCGGCTTCGCCGAGCACGTCGCCAAGTCGTTGCTGCCGCGAGCAACTTCTACCTAGAGAGTTCGATGAAACCGGCGAAGATCACATTGGAGGAATGGGCGCAGCGGCACTATCAGCCGCCGCCGAACCTGGATACGCTCCGCCGATGGGCGCGGGATCTGAAGATTTTCCCGTTTCCTCAGAAGGTCGGCCGCACATACTATGTCGAGCCCGACGCCGAATACCGGGACCATCGGCAACATGGCACCTAGAAGAAGAAAAGAGATCAACCGCCCGTTGCCGGACTACATGCGTCTGCGCGACGGATACTACTCGTGGCGCAATCCCGAAACGGGCATTGAGTATGGCCTTGGACGCGATCGCCAAGCCGCAATAAAAGAGGCAATCCAGGCCAACGCGAACCTGACTACCAATCGACGCGGTCTGCTCGATCGCATCAAGGCTGAGCAAGGCAAGAGCTGGGGTAAGTGGATCGAAATCTATAAGCCCATCCTGCTCGCCGGCAAAGAAGACAAGCCTCTCGCGCCCAACAGCGTGAAAGCCTATAGCCGGGAACTTCGGCTTGCCGCATCCATGTTCGATGAGGGCAAAGCCGCCTCGGAGATCACGACCGCGGACATCGTGAACGCGCTCGACAAGCTCACCTCGGCCGGCAAGTCGAATACGGCGCAAGGAATGCGGTCGCACCTTTACGAATCGTTCCGCGCCATGATCGTGCGGGGCTGGAGACAGGACAACCCGGTTGAGGCTGTCCCGCACATCGCCTCGCGAGTAAAGCGCTCGCGGCTGTCGTTCGAGATCTTCAAGCGCATTTATGAGGCTGAGACGGTCACTTGGGCCAAGAACGTATATGCACTGGCGCTCCTGAGCGGCCAGGCACGAGAGGAATGCGCCTCGGCGAGGTTCAAGGACATCCGGGACAGCGCGTGGTGGTGCGATCGCAAGAAATCTGGCGCGCGCATAGTCCTGCCGCTCGATCTGAAACTCGACTGCTTGGAGCTGTCGCTCGGGGATGTAGTGAAGCAGTGCCGCTCCACCGGAGTCCTGAGCAAGCACCTCATTCACCATACGAAGCGAGTGGGCCGTAAGAAGGTCGGCGACCCAATCGCCCTAGACACCATCAGCATTCACTTCACGGCCACACTGGAGTCGCTAGGGATCGACTGGGGGGATAAGAAGCCTCCTACCTTCCATGAGATCCGATCGCTGTCAGGTCGGCTCTATAAACAGGAAGGAAAGGTCAACCCGCAGGAACTCTTCGGACACTCGGACGAAAAGACCACCGAGATTTACCTAGACGAACGCGACGGGAAGCGCCAGTGGCTCAAAGTGAGCATCAAACCGTGACACTGTATTTCGGAGGGGAATGGGAGGGAATGGGAGAACGTGTCATTTTTCCCGGGAAAATATGCCCTCTCGTACACATTGAAAGCATACGCAAAAAGACCGGCTAAGTGTTTGTCTTTTATTGCAAAAGCGGTCTAATTCGACTCATATTAATAGTGCGAAAACACGTGAACGCGAGTGAAGAAAATCAGATACTTGCTCCTGTATATCGGAGAACACAAGTTCTGAACGGAGCGAGTCTTGACTGAGGTGATGGAAGTTTGGGTCCGTTGCACTGAGTGTCGGCATCAGTGGCACCTGGACAATTGCCCTGTGGGCGACATGGAGTGTGGGCGATGCCATGCGCCGGGCGGGTTTCTGGAGTTTGCAGAGACGAAGCCCGACTGGTGGATCTCAGCTCCTCAGGAGGGCGCTGAGCATGTATAGCAAAGGCACTGAAGACCTCTAGCCATCGCACAACACAGCAAGTCGGAGGGAGTGGAACCGTGATCGTCTGGCTTGTCCAGGGCGGTTATCGCCAAGATGGCGAAGTCTATGGAGTCTTCGCCGACAGAGGCGCGGCAGACGCGGATGCCGAAAGGCGACGTGAAGAATTAGGCGAGCACCGCCACAACCCAAGCTGGGAGATATCAGTAATCGGGATGGAGCTTCAGGGAGCCGCTCCCCAACACGCCCCGAAGTAGTTGCTGCTGCGGCGCGGCTCATTGCAGGATGAAACGACATAGGCGAACCACGGGTCAGTTTCATCCACCACAGAGGAGAGGGCCTAACGTTGACCTAAGCTTAAAATCGCCGTCCCTCCTACGAGGGAGCCTTAAGGGGGAGCCCGGAGAAATTCAGGCTCCCTTCTTAATCAGCGAGAAACATCTGTATAGCAAGCCGACACATCACAACAAACATCGCATCCGCAGCACAGATATTTGCGGATTAAGTCCAAGAAACATTTGTTGCGATTACAAACAATCGCTACATTGAGGTCACAACAATAGGCATGGAGACCATATGTGCGAGGGTCAGCTTGTCGGAGTGATG